GCCAAATGGCGGCGCGCGTAAGCCCATCCGGCCCGAGCTTGTCGGACTCAGTGCGCGACGTGCCCCCGTCCAGGCGACCCGTCTGCTCGCGCGTGTCGCCGTCTGTGATCGTGCCCTCGGTGAAGTAGCCGATGGCGCCATACCCGTTGTCGCCGTAGGTGTAGTCGATCTTGTCGAAGTCGAACTCGTAGCACCGCATGCCAAGCGGATTGCCGTCCTCATCCCACTCAAGCGGAAAGAGCTGCTGGCGGCGAGCGTTGTTCGACGGAAACGCGAAGAAGTTATTGTACTCACGCAGGTAGGTGCGGTGGTTATCCGTCCCATCCATCTTGTCGGAGAAGCCCCAGATGTAGATCCCCTCGTTGGTGGGGCCTAGGGAGATGTTGCCGTCATTGTCTACGAGGCGAATGTAGACCGTGGCATCCTCCTCATTAGCAACGAGATACTTGAAGTGGTAGCGCGTCCACCCGTAGGGCTGCTCCTCGATATCGACCTCATCGATGTAGATCTCCCTGGACGTGTAGGCGTGCTGCTCGAACGTCTTGGTCGCCGTCTTGGCCGCAAGATCCACACGGTAGACGATGGCGCTGCCATGCTGCGACGAGCCCGTTCCAACGTCCTCGGCCTTGGGCGACCATATTGATGGGAAGCTCGCATTCTTTGACATGAAGCAAACATCGACTTGGCTGTACTCGGCCGGCTGCGCCGAGAACGCGAGCCAACCAGCCTGGTTGCCGTAGTAGTAGTCATCGATCTCGCCGCTATCCTTGGTGACCTGGAGCCAGCTCGACAGAAAGCGCTCGCCGGGGCCAGCCTCGGTCGGGCTCGCAAACAGACGGCTTCCCGTCATATCGCCACGAGGCGAGATGATGACGCCATCTTCAGCGTTAATCGCCAGGACGCCCGCGCCAACGATGTCGTCTGACTCGTATCCGTACCAGTTGTTGGTGTAGAGAACATCCTCAAGGCTGTAGGGGCCAGGGTAGAAGGTTTCGACCGACTTAAAGATCTCGCTGCGATTATTGTAGTTGTGCTGCTGGAGCTTGAGCGTGCCATCGGCCTGCCGGCAGTAGACCGGGTGTGACCACATGTCGACCAGGTTGTACCAGGCCATGAAGTAACGGCCACCGCCTGGGATGATGCCGTAATCTTCTGGGACCAGAGGCCTGACCACACCGTCCGAGCGAGTGCCAGTGCCACGATGTTCGACCTCGATCGTCTCGCCAGAAACTATGTCCTGGTGGGTCGGCTCTTCCGGCCAGCGCACGGTGACAGAGTCGTCCAGGAAGTTGATGCCCCACCCGGACGTATCGGCGCCCATCAGCGTGTCGGCGTTGGTCTCCTGGATGTATTCCGAGTCGGCAGCGACCGGGCGGTTGCGCTTGACGGACAGGTAGACAGCGTCCTGGTCGTCGGCGGGCAGGGTGGCAACCGACTCGACCTCCCCGTTCGTAACAAACCTAGTCCAGCTTGTAAGCTGATCGTCCGGATCGTCCATATCGAGAAGAAGAATGGCCGCCTCGCCATCCTCCCGCGCATGCCAGACGTAGTTCTCCGGCTGCCGTTGAACTGCTACCTGCTTGACGCCTGGAAGAAGAATGCCGTCGTTGTACTCGGTGAGCTTGCCGGTGGCATACGAACCGTTATCTCCAACATCCAGGAGCATCGAGGAGATCCCATCCCGATGTATGAAGATGCCTCGCCCATCAAGGCGAACTGGCTGAATGATTGAAGATCCAAAGCTCGATGCCGTGCGGACTGTCGCGTTGAGCTGTGTAATGACCTCACCAACCGCCGATGAATTGACCACCAGCTCAGATCCAGAGGTTCCGACAACCAGCTGCTGTAGTGGCAAGAAGAACTGCACCTGGCTCGTCGCGCCGCCGGCGCCAAGCTCGCGCGTGATCGTGCCTAGATCGGTGACATCCAGGTCGTCAAAAGAGAAGTAGTCCCCATTGGCAGAGCCCCAGATCCGGCTGCGACCGCCCCACCACAATCGATTGTCGTAAAGCGCCACTGCTGAAGGCCACTCGGTCGCCTCGCCCCAGGCGCCCATCTGCCAGACCTGGGTGAGATCCGGCGCATTCGGAAGAGTGAACCAGTCGACGGTTGCAAGCGTGCGGTTGTTGTTGACATCGCGTATAATCCCGACACCGAACCCGCCGTCACCATCATAGATGATGCGAATACTGGCGTAGCCGCTGACGTAGTCCCCAGGGCCATAGCCGATGCGGTGCCAGGCCACGAGGTTGTTGTCCTCCGTGTGGCCCTCGTGCGTAATGTCGCCACTGTTCCAGGTCTCGCCTACGGCCAGGCTTCTTGAGGACGACGTGTTACTGCTGGACCTTGATGTTGGTCCGTAGTTTCCATCCTCACCTGAGATTGAGCGCTGCCAGCGGATTGTCCCTTTGCCTTGGGCTTGGATGTTGTAGGTGAACTTGCGGTCGTTTGTCGTCTCGCCAATGATGCCCGTGATGCGAAATGGATCGATGTATTGGTTGTTGCCACCAAGAGTGACCCGGTTCTCACGACGCTCCTGATAGACACGGATGAGCATGTTGTTCATCGTGTCCGGATCAAAATAGGTGTCGGTCGCTGTTACGGATGCGTTGCTATGAGTCTCGGCCTGAACCGACACCCTCACCTCACCGAAGCCGGGGACATCGTCCTGGAATGGGCCGTCTTGCGGGATGTAGTACGCAGCTGACCAGGAGGTGTTATTGCGTCTCTGGATTATCATGGGACGCAGGTTGCGATTGGCGCAGAATATCGTGTCGGCTGCTTGTTCGAACTGGAAGTAATCAAGATCCGCCTCAGCCCATGGCGCAGCCAACTCCATTGGACCAGCCGAAGCCAACGAGATGTTGGCAACAACCACCTCGCGCGGAAGGCGATTGGTGAACACCCAATAGACCGTGCCAGATGGTGTGAAGGATAGACTGTGCCGCCCCTCGCTGAGGCTCGTCTCGGCAATGATGTCGTCCTTATTGGACTGTGTGCCCATCTTGAAGAGAATGGGGCCTTTGGTGACGTGGATGTTTACGGCATGCTCGACGCCAGGCGTGTTCGTGTCGACGTATCCACCCTCGGTGTTTTCGTTGCCGATATAGGCGCCAGAGATCGTGAAGCCGTATCCACCGCTCGCATAGGTGAAAGAGCTGCGATACAGCCTTGCACTGACCGTTGGCCTGGTAACAAGCGCATCATCGACCCACACGCGCAGGTAGCCGTCCGTGAGCTCGAGCAGGGCCTTGTCGCTGGGAGAGCGGGCGAACCCCTGGAGACGAGCACGCCTATCATTGCGGGTGCGGCCCAGATAGGTCGTGCCAGGGCGCACCTGCCCCTTGCCTATCTTGTGGGGGAAGATGTTTTCCTGGATTTCAGCGGCAAGGCGCGTCTTCTCGAGATCGATGCGGTTCAGTGCGGCGTTGCTAAACTCGCCGACGTTGAACCTCTCGATGTGCGCATTGTATTTAGCCACAGGCTATCTCCACCAAGGCCGGCCGTCGCTGGCTGAGTAACGTGTCCCCTGGCGCGCGCGCACCAGGCGCCCCGCCGGCGGCCGGCTGACAGGCTGGTTCATTGCATCCTTGGACCTGGCATCCTTCATTGCGACCACGCGGTCGTCGCCCATGCGCTTGAGATCGGCATCGGTCAGAGCTGTGAGGTGAGGTGCGACGCGATAGGCGAGCTCGTGCTCAACGAACCGCTCGAACGTCGCCGGCCAACGTCCCATGTTGAGCCCGTACTTCGGATCATCAGAGACGTAGGAGACGTAGAGCGGATTGATGGAGGCAATCCAGTACGGTCCCTCGTCCACGAACTCCGACAGCGTCACCGAGAAGTATTGGTCGCCCGCGATCGCGTTGAGCCGCACGAAGTCGTCCGGCTTGAGGAACGCATACAGGTCTCCCCACTCCGGTTCGTTGGTGTCATCCGGCTCGAGCAGCGTAGCCCGCAGCGCGAAGTTCCACAGCCCTTGCTCCAGGCAATAGCGCAATGCCTTGTCGTACTCGAGATCGAGCAGGTAGCGCTCCTCGACATCCTCTGTGAGGCTTTCGAGGTAGCGGTTCTTGCACAGCGCCAAGGCGCCATTGTAGAGCGAGAGCTGAGATGGCATTTATGCTGCTTCCTTCTTCTTAGCCTTGGCTTTCGGCTTGGGGGCAGGATCGTCGGACTCCGCCTGGACGCCGCTGAGCTTGGGCAGTTGCAGGCCGGCCGACGCCAGGTACTTGTGCATCGCCTGGAGCGCCTCGGACTCTGTCCTGTGGTCGCGTGAGACCTCGCCGCCGGAGATGCCGAGGACGCGCCACTTGGTGGCCGGCAGCCACTCGACGCGAACGACGGGATTGCCATCGGCGCCCAGGGGAACCTCGGCCGGAGACGACGCGGCTGCGATCTCGGAGAGCTGCTCGAGGGCCTCGACGCCAGAGACACCGCCGATGTGCGGGCGCGGGACCATGTGAACGCCGCCGACCTCGACCTCGCGAACCGCCAGGTCCACGTCGAACGAGCCGTCTTCAGCGATGCAGCGGATGATGTCGTGCTTCGCGAGCTGGGTGCGAACATGAGCCCAGGCCACGGGCACGAAGAGATCCTCGAGCTTCATGGATGGGGGCACCTCGACGCAGAAGCGCGTGTAAACGTAGTCCGCCGTCTGGGATAGTGATTTGGCTGGGATGTATTTGATCGCCATGGGATTGCCTCTTGATTGTAGGGAGTGGGGACCGACTGGAGGAGTGGGAGTGTCAGTCGGTCCCCGTTTCACCAGACCCGGCGGGGGCTTAGGTCGTGGTGAAGGACGAGAGCAGCGTAGCCGCGCCCGCGGTCGAGACCGCAGACACATAGGCAATGCTGCCCAGGGTTGATGTCGTGTCGAGCACGAACACCAGATCGCCGACACCCATGTCGAGGACAGAGGCGTTGGAGACGTAGCCCGCACCGCAAACCGTTGCGACAGGATCCGTCGAGGCGTAGCTCCACAGGTTAGGCCGTGAAGGCGTGCCACCGAAGGTCTGAGAGATCAGTTGCGGCGGGTTAGTGGTTGAATATGCCATTAGTCATACCCTCCCTTAGCTCGACACATACGCAGATCCGTCATGGACCATGCGCACGATGCCAGTGTTTTGGAGGAGAACCGCCCCGTGATAGAGCGAGGCATTGGTCCAGGAGACCTGCTGCTTGCGCTCATAGCCGGCATCGACCATCATCTCAGCCGTGTTGGCTGCGTGACCGACGCTGTCCATGTGCCACATGTAGCAGGACTCGCTGGAGGTGCCGATGCCCGTAAGATTGGGGTGGACCATCCAATTGACCCCAGCCCAACGCCGCATGCGGCGGGCGGGACCGACGAGAGGCTTCATCTCGATGTAATCAGAGGAGCCAAACTCCTTGATTTGCAAGAGATAGCCTTCAAAGGCCGGCGTGATCACAGCGAAGATCTTGTCTTCCTGCGTCAAGTCCACCTCGTTGTTACCGAGGATCGTCCGGGCCTTCACGATCAGATCGAGCGAAGCCGTGACGGCGGTGCCCGTGGTCTGAGTCGCAGTATCCAGAACATCGATGATGATCTGGTCCATGTCACGATGCAGGACAGCCTGGCTGGCCTTCATCATGATCCGCTTCTGGTCACCTTGGTTGGCGAAAATGTCGAAGCCCGTCATTTCATACGGGGCATGCTTTTCGACCAACGTGCAGGTGTTCTGGGTGTTCGTGACCGTCCGGTAAGGGATCTGGCCATTCGAACCACGAGTGACGGCTGAGAGCCCGCCGCTGCCTGCGACGAGGAATACAGCCTGGTTGCCTTTGATCACAGTCTCGCGAACAGTGGCCTGCTTGAGCAGAGAGTAGTCTTGCTCAAAGCTGGCAATGTACTCTTCGCGATACTGGACGACAGGCACAACAGGGTTACCCATTGTGGTAGTCTCCATTATCAATGTTGAAGGGTGCTTTGAGCCTTGCCGTCCGGTTGTCCGCTAAAGGGTGAGAGGCTTGAGGGTGTAGGGTTGTCCACCGGGATCAGTGGGGCCTGCCTCGTTGCGCTCAGGTATGCGGGGCGGTCGTCTTGGCGGTCCTGTTCCATGAGACGATGCGGGGGCCGT